AGAGAGTGATCGCGGCAAGTCCTGACGACAACGAATGGGAGTTACCCACTCACCATCGTAGTAGTCACCACCGCAAGACTCCCGGAATTTGCCATTCCAGAAGCTCTTGTCCATGTTCACAACCAACCCGAAGGAATGGAGGAACTGAACCACTCTTGGCACATATTCTACGGGGACAATGATATCATCTCCGTAGACGCGCACCTGCCCAATCAGCTGTTTTATCAACTGACGGGTTGGTAGTTCTCCCCTCTCGTAACTAACCGCCGCGACAATGATGGTAGTAAACACCATTGCCTCGACCGGAAAGCAGAGAGCTGAGCCCATAGACGCGAACTTAGCCAAGGGAATTACCCCATGACCAGGCACGTCGGCCTTTGTGGATCTCGTAGCCTGAACAGCCGCAGATAACTGCGGAAATCCAGACAGGAGCTCCACTACATGCCGATTCAAGACTCGGTCACTTGCTTCGCTCAAATCGAGCGTAGCCAGGCAGCCATTGATGCTGCCACTCAAGGCGAGGAGCCGATTTGGCTCCTGTTCCTTGAAACCGATCAACCATCTTCCGAGGTCACAGAGCTCTCGTCCGCCGGATGGCGGGATTGGGAGTCTGTGCTCCAACGCATCGACAAACTGATGCGCCAGGGCTTGCTGACAGTATTGCATACTGGCAGGTTCCTCGGCGATGATGCGGGGCGTCTTGAGCGTTTTAGGAACAGGCACGACCTTCACAGGTCGCTCCTGCCCAGGCTCGAGAAACTTGACACGGTCCAGCTGGTAGTAACTGCGCCAGCTTGGGAGAGCGTAATCTCCGTAAGGAAATTCGCTGTCCAAACGAGAGGGCCACTCACTGATAGAAAACTTCGCGTTTCCGCGAATCCTGTCAGCGGTAGCCCCCGGACCGTTCCTGGGGACAAGCAGGAACCGACTGGATGGATCGACGATTTCGCAATCGCCGACCTGTCGATCGGATCCCCCGAGTCGGAATGACTCGGGTAACAGATGCAAGAATGCATCTGCTGCTTGCCGCTCACGAGCAGCAAACATCCCTGTTCTTTCTTGGCTTGCGCCAAGAGAACCAGAGACATGCCAATCGCGAGCGAGCTGATGAGTGCCGAGAACAGAGTTCTCGACATGAGAAAATACATCAGCCCAGAGGAGAGTCGACGCTTTTCGGAAGTGGGGAAGAAATTCCTCAAAGCTACTCGTGTCGATCTCTTCAAGTTCTTCCTCGATCTCAACGTACCGTCGCATGGCGCGAGATATCCGTGCATCGCTGCACTGTCTCTCGATCTTGCCGTACACCAGCGTAAGCTGTCGTACAGCACGAATACAATCCATGCTAGGAACGTCGAGTAGAGAACCATCAGAGTCAAATATCTGACCCAGGAAACCTCGAAGGAATTCGGGGAAACCTCCTCGACAGTGGAATCCACTGAAGAGGCTGGGGTCAACAGAGCCAGAGTCAAGAGCTTGTTCAAAGCCCTTGGCAAACTGGGGAAGTGAGATCGTGAAGAACGACTCACCCTCTGATTTGACTCGAACCGCGACGGTTTTGATGTCGCGGTCGGCGCTAGTGCAGCA